GAGATGATAATTAGACTAGGTTATGAAAACGGAGAAGATGCTGTCGTTGATTATGATTTTGTTATTGAGGGGAAAATTGTTTTAATTTAATTAAAAAATATGAAATTAAAATCAATCAAGTGTCCATTATGCTTATCAAAGGTAATAGACCCAGATGAAATTGAGTTTGTAAAGGATAACGGAAGATGTTTTATCTGCGACCACCACTCAGTCTATGATGATATGTCGCAAGCAGAGTTTGATGATTATTTAAGCAAACAATAATAATAATATGGACAAATTACAAAAGCTAGTTAATGACTACATAGAAAATACCGACACTCAATTAGAGTTAATAGACACGATGGTCAAAGATATTAAAAGAGACCAACAGGAAATCCTTGAAAACTTTAATAAACTATTCAAATAATATGGTCAACCCAGATAATTATCCAAACATTGGCGGCGGTGAATTAGTAGTTGATGTAAAAGTCCCCAGCAGTTGTATAAACCTTATATCACAACTAATAGCCAACTGCTTTTCAACAATTAGACCAAGATATACATCGTTTAGTAATGAAGAAACTCACTCACATTACCTTGAATACCTAAAGGAACTAGCAGAAGATACCAGAAACTTTGCCGAGAACTCTCCCCTATTAGAAATGTATTGCGACCTAACAGATAACTTTGAAATAAGCAAACTAAGAAAGAAGTTATTTGAAAGAGCCAAAGAAATTGATAATTTAATAATCTTAAACACTCCTATATGGAAAAACTAAAGATAATTGAGCTACTTAAAAATGTAGAACACGCAGAACAATTTGCCAGTTATATTATAAAACTAGAAAATGAAAGAGACAGATATGGAAGGCTTAAAAATACTTGGCTAGCCAACAGAACCGAAGAAGAAATGGCAGAATTATTCCGCCGTGTGGCAGAAGATGGATTAGTGTTTGACGGAAAGCATATCACACTACAATCAACAGGGATTAGTTATGACTATATAGCTTATAAAAATAAAATGCTCTTGGCATATCCAGAGAGCCAAATAGATGTATCCCTAGTATATGAGGGGGACGATTTTCAAGTGGCTAAAGAAAGTGGTAGTGTCATCTATCATCATAATATCAAAGAGCCATTTAATCGCAAAGAAGAAAACATTATTGGCGGTTATTGTGTGATAAAAAATAAACGGGGTGAATTTTTAACCCTATTAAGTAGGGAAGAAATAGAAAAACATAGAAAGACAGCCAAGACAGATGATATCTGGCGTCAATGGTTTATGGAGATGGCACTCAAAACTATTATTAAAAAGGCAGTTAAACAGCACTTTTCTGATGTTTTTGAAAAAATTGAAGATAACGACAATGAAAATTATAGTTTGGACAATCCTCTAGATTTAGAGTTAAAAACCAAACAAGAAATAGACGAAATTACCACCCTTGAAGACCTTAAAAAATACTATGAAAAAAATAAGGGGCAGGGTAGTGCTTTTGATGAATACATCGCTATTCGGAAAAACCAACTAACTCAACAAGTATGATTATTCACGATGATATTATTCAACAAAGCGAAGAGTGGTATAAAATAAGAAGGGGAAAAATAACTGCCTCTCACGCTACCGCCATAGCTAATTGTGGTAAAGGACTAGACAATTATATTTTAGAAGTAATGGCTGACTATTTTTCTTGTGCGGAAAAAGAACAATTTTCTAACAAGCACACAGAAAGAGGAAACAAGCTAGAACCTATTGCCAGAAGTATCTATGAGATAGAAACAGGCAATACGGTAAAACAGGTAGGTTTCATTGAATATAATGATTATGTTGGTTGTAGCCCTGACGGACTAGTTGGAGACGATGGTGGAATAGAAATAAAGTGTCCTGACGACAAAGAATACTTTAAGCTTTTATTGGAAAAGGAAGGGGCGATTAGTAGTGATTATATGTGGCAGGTGCAGATGAATCTACTAATTACTGAGCGAAAATGGTGGGATTTAATTTTTTACAATCCTAATTATAAACAAACAATAATTGTGTTCAGGATTTATCCAGATGAAGAAGCCCATAAAAAATTAAAACAGGGCTTTATTATAGCCGAAAAAAAGATTAAAACTATAATTAAACAATTTGAATAAAACATATGTTCAATCAAGTAATTTTAATCGGGCGTCTAATTAAAGATGCCGAAGTAAGAGAAATCGCCAATGGTAAGTTGGTTGCTAACGCCACACTAGTAACCAATAAAAAGTTCAAAAACAAAGATGGTGAAATAGAAGAAAAGTCAGAATTCCACAATCTGGTTGTCTGGAACGGAGCTTCAGCTTTTGCCACCTATACCCAAAAGGGTTCACTAGTATTTATTAGAGGCGAACTAACAACCCGTAGCTGGGAGAAAAATGGAGTTAAACAATACCGCACAGAAGTAGTGGTTAATGAGTTTAAGTTCCTAGACAAAAAACAAGAACAGCCAGCAGATAATGTGGATATTGAGCAAATGAAAAAAGTTTTTAGTAATAGCACATCATTTAATCAAGAAGAGCCAGAAGAGCCAGCAGATAATGTGGATATTGAGCAAATGAAAAAAGTTTTTAGTGATAGCACATCATTTAATCAAGAAGAGATAGAAATCAACAATATACCATTTTAATTATATGGAAACAATTTTATCTAAAAGAACAAAACAAATTAAATCTAGTTATAATTCACTTCCAGAGCTTGAAGATATTTATTGTAAGCTTGGTTATGATTATGGACTAATCAGCGATGAACTTATTGAAAGTCTAAAAGAAAACCAATCGGTTAAAAAGAAAATTAAAGAAAATACCGATATTAAAAGTATGGCAGAGTTCAATCGTGAATATGAATTAACTCCTGAATATCTAATCTTAAAATCTTATAAATATCAATTAAAGGCACTTGAACGCCTAATGTCTGGACTTAAGGTCAGAATAGAGGGCTTGCGGTCAGAGGCTAGGGGTGGTGCGTAAAAATATATGGCAGACAAAGAAAAAATCAAAGACTTATTTTACAAAGGGGCTACCCTAGAAAAAATAGCTCGGGAACAACAAATTACCAGAGAAAGAGTAAGGCAAATCCTAAATCAGCTACTTTTTAATGAAACATACCAAAAACAATTATTATATAATCGCAGAAATAGACCACACAAAACCAGAGCTTTTACACGGATTTGTCCCGTGTGCGGAAAAGAATATAGCGGCAGAGAGTATATAGATAAACCAATGTTATTGTGTAAAAAATGTCGCTGGGAAAAAAGAAGGTTAGCCCGAACCAAAACTTATGTTTGCCAAAATTGTGGTGTGGAAAAAACATATTTAGACTATAAACGAAAACCAGTATTTTGTAGTAGAAAATGTCACGGGCAGTGGCTTTATAAAATGAAAATAAATAAATCTATTGAATAATATGGTCAATTCCAAAAAGAAGGGAAATAGAGGAGAAAATCTGTGGGCTAACTGGTTAAGAGACAATAATATCTGTAAGGCGTATAGGAATTCAAGTAGTGGTGCTAACATTGTAAAATCAGATGTAACGAATAATTTAGGTATGAATTTTGAAGTTAAATCAGTTAAAAAATTAAACCTAATGGAAGCCTGGAAACAAAGCGAAAGAGATGCCGCAATGAGCCATACCATACCAACACTAGTAATTCATTTTGATGGTATGCCGCAAGATAATTGGCTAATAGTAATGAATAATTATGATTGGGCAGATTTAATTAAGGGCAAAAATGAGTCAGCAAAACAAGTAGCCACCAAGACCAAACAATCGTCTAATGAATATCTTAAGACCGCTATACGACTAAAATCTAAAGAAATTATAGACTTGATAAATAAAGTAGAATAGCCCTCTTGACAAAGCAAGAATAGTTTGCTATACTTATATTATGAAAAATAATCAACGCACAAACAACAACGATACAATAGCTTCAATCTGTGGTTTTCTGGCGATTATATTAAGTATTGCTGTGGTGGGAGTTAATGTTTATCGGCAAAATAAAAAGATTGAACAAGTTGAAATAAAAGTAGAACAACAGACAGATGAAATTAAAGAAGTCCAGCAAGAGGTGAAGGAGGTTAAACAGGAAGTCCAAGAAGTTAAAAAAGAAGTCCAAATTAAATACGCTTATATGAATGGGAACTGGTCAGAGGCACAGCTTAAAGTTAGGATAGAAACAGAAAAGAGAATTAGAGAAATTGCCGGAGATTATAAATATGTAGATTACCTTGTTAAGCTTTGTGATTGTGAAAGTATGCTCGGGCTTAAACTGAAAAATGAACAAGGCAACTATCCTGCCGGGAGCGTAGATGAAGGATATTTTCAGTGGAATTCACATTGGCAAAAAGATATAAATGAAAGGTGTAAATATAATCTAGAGTGTGAGGTCAGGGAAGCCATTAAGAAAATAGACTCTGGTGGTCAAGGTATCTGGGTATGTGATAAATATATTAGAGGAAGAGATAATTTTAGATAATTAACCAAGCACTTTAGACTTGGAATAAGATATAATTATGATTACTAAAAAACAAGTATTAGAAAACTTAGAAGAATGTAAAAAGTATATTCAAGAAGCTGAAAATATAAAAGAAGAAAAAGTTTTAGGTATTGCAATTAAAAATAGATTTACTGGAGATATTATTTTTCAAAGCACCAAAACTACTTATAAAGAAGCCGTTGAAGAAGCAATTAAAAGCGAGGCAAACCTAAGCGGGGCAGACCTAAGCAAGGCAAACCTAAGCAA